GATAGTTCTTCTTTTGAAAGGTGTTTGGGCATTTATAAGGAGTATGTGACGTATAAAGGTTTTGAAGATATAGTGCCGATCTTTCGTGAAGAGTTTGAATTACCTCACACGGACATCATCGGTTATTATGATGAGAATGAACTGGTTGCATTTACTCTTGCTTATCGATTTAAGAGTGTGAATAGTGTCTGGGCGGATCAGTTTGCATGGAATTATAAGAATAAGAAGTTAAGTTTAGGACATAAGGCAAATAAGAATGAGATTGCATTATATAAAAGATTAGGTTATGATTACTATTATCTGGGTGAATCATCAGATTACAAGTCCAAATTAGACGGATACGAAATTTCAGACTTTTTTAAAACATATGGGTAAAATTGAAACTCTATTTCCACAATGGTATTATCATGGACAAGTTCAAAATCATGAAGTTGTTAAATCAACTTTTCTAAAAGAGTTAGGTCAAGCACAAATTCTTCCTCGTCGATTTGCAACCTCTTCATTTGAAAGTGTTACAAACAATGATGATTTCTCATGGGATCTCTTCGGTAAATCGATTGAGAATAATCTGATCGAGATGAGTGGTCAGTTAGGTGGTGAATTTGTTAAAAGTATTCAAATAGTACAATCATGGATTAATGAGTTTCGCCAAGGAGACATGCAAGAGGTACATGATCACTCTGGAAACTTTTGCACCTTTAGCTGTGCATACTTCTTACAGTATAATCATGCAATCGATGGACAATTTCATTTTTTTAATACATCACTGAATATTCATCATGGAAACTTTAGTTCATATTATCCAACTTCGGATATGTATGCTCCAGAAGTTAAAGAGGGTGATATTATTATCTTTCCTTCCTGTTCTCATCACTTTGTAACATCACAGCCTGAGACTGATCAATCTCGAATCACCATATCCGCTAATTTTTCAATTTCTTAATTCATGGCAAATTATATCGCAAATCTACCCACAAAGAAAGTTTGGGTACGAAAAGAATATCTCACAGACTTTCAATCAGGTTTTGGTGAGTATGTCGAAGGTTTATGGGTTTCGGCAAAGTCCATACAGGGTCGTGCATTTTATTTTGAGACTTATCTTCCTGAGTATGGTGCAATGTATGATAAGTTACCGATTTCCGCTTTTCTCTCCTCTCCAAAAATACCAGATCCCGATATGGATCTTGTGAATCTACAGTTTTGGAATTGTATGGACTATGATTTTACGGTGATTGTCAAACAATTTGTAGCACCAATGGAATGGGAACTGCGTACAAGACACTTTGGCAATCAGAAAGGAAGTTATATTTGCACTCTTGACAACTATCATGGTGACTTTGATCAGATTGATGCATCGACAAGTGAAATGCCTGATGAACATAAGTCTTTTAACCTAGTTGCATTAAGAAATGGTCAGTTTGCACTGTATCCAAACAATCGTTGTCGCATCTATGATACGTCGATGACGCCTGAAAATGTGAAAATACCAGACTTTAAGGTATCAACACGCATTTTTGAGGTTGAAAATGATGTCAAGTGGGGTCGATTAGGAGATTGTGATGATTATTTCTGGACAACACCTGATGAACGAGAAGAAAAATAAGCATATTTTGAATTGGATACAAGAATTATCCAAAATTCGACCCGAATTAGGTAATTTTGCGGTGTGTCCTTATGCATCAACCGCTAAATTTATCATTTTAGAGGAAAAATTACGAAAAGTGACACCACGAATGGGTTGGGATGTGGTAATTTATGCTGTTGAGGATGATCATGACGAAGATTTTCTTTATGCCATGGTCGATGACTACAATCGGACGTATAAAAAGTATAAATTTATAGCTGATCATCGAAAATCAAACACAAAAATCAATGGTGTGCCAACAAGTAACGGAAAATACAATCTTGTTTTGTGCCAACCACGAGAAGAATTGACTGAAGCGAGAAAAAAACTTGCAAAAACTGATTATTATAGATATTGGGACAAAAATTATCTTCAAGAAGTGTTAGAAGAGGATCATAAGGTCGTTGAAATTCATATTTCACCTGAGTTAGAGTAAAATGGGCGAACATTTACTACTTGATGTCTATGATTGCACATTTGATCAGTTAAATTCTGTTCATTTTCTTCGTTCAATCTTTACAAAAGCAATTTTAAAATCAAAAATGACAATTTTGAATGAATATAGTCATAAATTTTCTCCATATGGTGTTACAATGTTGTTTGCACTTGCTGAAAGTCATGTTTCATGTCACACATGGCCTGAAAAAGGTTGTATGAGCGCTGATTTTTACACTTGTGGCGAAAAAGACCCTAAAATAGCTGCTAAATACATCATTGACAACTTATATTCGATAGATTATCAAATTCGTGAGATAAAAAGGTAAAAAATAGGTATAAATAAAAACAGCAAACTTTTTGTGTATATAGTGGCTTCTAAGGCATTCAGAGATATCAACTTGTCATTCAAACGTCATCCTGTGACGAATGATTTGGTGGCGATTCGTGATGAGGATGCGATTAAGAGGTCTGTTAAAAACATAATTTTCACAATTCTTGGTGAAAAACCATTTGAACCGAGTTTTGGTTCAGTGATTAATGATGCTTTGTTTGATTTAGATACAAATTTGAATGAAATACGAATTCAAGATGAGATTACATCATCTTTGAATCGATTTGAA